CTGGTATGATAAAGGTCGTAGAGATGACGGTTTTATTTATAAATCAAAGCAAGACATTGAATTAGAGACTGGTGTTAAAAGAAAAATGCAAGATAACATTCGTAAATGTCTTGTAAAAAAAGGTGTGATTTCAACTAAAGTAATAGGCGTAAATAGAATTCCAACTTTGCATTATAAATTAAATCAAAAGTGTGCGCAGGAGTTAATAGACAATGCAGAGTCTATGCTAGATAAGGCTATTTAATCTGCGGCAAAAGTCCCAAAAGGCTTTTGCGCAAAAGTCCCAAAAGGCCTATATACAGATATAGTACTAGTACTCAAATATATAATCCTTACAGGATTAGAGCTTTCAGACTTGAAGTATCAAGTCTTCCAGCTCTGAGACTGGAGTAAAGAAAGTTATAAACAGTTTATTAACAATTAACAATGTACAAGTAAGTATAAATATAATAATATTCAAAACAATATGATGATTGCATACAAATTATTTTTAAAGGTGGAAAAAACAAATCTTATAGATACGATTGGATATTTCCTATCCAGAGAATCAGCAGAAGAAGAAAAGAAAACAGTAGAATCAACTCTTAAAGGAGATGCAACTTTACATATAGAAGAAATTGAAATAAGATAATGAATAATGTTCATATTAACATACTAAGCATTTATAATATACACATGCGCGTGTGTAGGTCGGTGTTAACAACATTGTCATGAGAATATATAAACTTAAACATGCTTAAAGAATCAGGAGAATTTTGGGGAATTATTATATTTATTGTATTTATGATTGGTGCTATAGTATATGTAGAAATACATGACAATATTAGAATTGAACCGAGTGCAGTGTATGTTCCCGCTAAATGATATAATTAATATATGAATTTTACTGAAAAAGATAGAAAGTTAATTATGCAAATTGCTAAGCAATATAAATACTTAGATGAACGACTTGCACAAATAGAAGAATTATCTAAAACATTCACTTCTGTTAAAGAAAATGTACAAATTAAAAAGCCAGCAGAATCAATTTTTGGTGGGCATGTTTTCGGAGACCAGACAATAGAAGTTGTGTTTAAGGACAAAACTGGAAATGGAGCGTCACAGAGAGTGTTAATTGAAGCAATATATAAAACACTTAAGGACATATGTGAAAAGAATGGAGTAGAAACGTTACAAATTAAAATAAATAATTAAATGAGATACGCAAAAAAAGCAACAAGAATAGATGGAAAATACTATAACAAGGGAGACATTATTCCTAATTTTAATAAACTAGCAGATAAAAAAACAGCAGAACACACTACTATTGAAAAAACAGCCAAAGCAAAAGTAGTTGCACCTATTATAATTCCAGCAAAAATAGAATTACCTAAACAAGACAATATCAAAATTAAATTACCCGCAGACGAAGAAAAGAGAAAAAAGAAATTAATTGATATTGAAGAAAAGAAAGGAGTCATCATCAACATAGATGGAAATTACGCAATAGTTGCACCGTTCAATGCCACACTTAAATTAGTTAAGTCTAAAAAATCAACAAACTAAATGTCTGCACCTTTTATTGTTGCTCCTCATAGAGTGTCGTGTAAAGCTGTCACAATAGAAGATATTGACAGAGTATTATATGATGCAGAGTTCATGAAAGAGTTGATAAAATATCCCTGTGTTGGGTTGGCACACCCTCAAATCAATGATAAGGACCCCCTTCAATTTTTTATAACAGACATACAATTAGTAATTAATCCGATAGTTCTTTCACACACAGATGCATTAATAGAGAGTGATGAGAGTTGTGTTACATTTCCTGATTATTCACCAGCAGTGGTTGAAAGGTGGCTTAGAATCAAAGTTCAGTATCAAACGTGTGATAACAACACCCTTACTATTCACGTTGAAGAATTGTTTGGCACAGAAGCTATTATATTTCAACACGAAACAGACCATCTCAATTCAATTTATTGTTATGACAAGTCATTAAAAGAATATCACATAATACAATAACACATTTGATAATATATAATTATACATGTAGGTAGCATCATAATGTATATTTCAGAAGCAAACAAAAAAATGAGGCCCAAAATAATTCCTCTTGATGTTGACGCAAAATGTTTAATATGTGGAATTTCAAAACCATTAGATAGATGTCACATTATTCCAAAACGTTTGTTTTTTAAAATACCCTCAATTAATAAGCACCTTTTTATAGATTATGATGGAATCAATACATTCATTTTATGTAAAAATCACCACACTCTTTATGATAACGGTCAACTTACTAAAGAGGAGTTTGCGCAGATTTATATAGAGGTTTTAAATATACTCGTTTCTTTACAAAAACATACTGTAGAAATGATGGTTAAAAAACACATATTTCCACCTGCATATTTCACAGATTTAATAACATTTATTAGTTCATTCACTATATATGGAAAAGAAAATAAAACCTGATTCAGAATTATCTCCTTTAGAGATATTAGCAAAATATAAGATTAACGCTCAACAAGAGTTGTTTTGTCAATACTGGACTTCACCAACTGAGTTTTATGGAAGTGGTGTTGAATCATATCTTGCAGCATATCATAAAGACCCGTCAAATAAAAAAGATAGAGCAACAGCATATGTACAGGCATCTGCCCTTTTAACGAACCTGAAGGTGTTAGCGCGTATTGATTCCCTTCTATCCCTGGATGGATTTAATGACCAGAATATTGACAAAGAATTACTTTTTATAATTAAACAGAGCAAGGATTTTGGTTCTAAATTAGGTGCCATTCGTGAGTATAATAAATTAAAAGCACGTGTTACTGAAAGAATTGAACACTCAATGACAGCACCTATTGAAATTATTGAAATTATTCCAGTACCAGATAGACCTAAAAAAGAAGAACAAAAACAAAATAATGACGGAGAACATAACACAACAGAGCATAGTGACAGTGTTGCAGGAGGAACAGGAGGAGCAGAAGCCGGAGAGAGTAAAGCGTAAACTTCAATGGCATGCAACAACTAAACAACAAGAGGCATATAAAGTGCTTCGTGATTTAACTACAACAGAACTTGTTTATGGGGGCGCTGCAGGAGGAGCTAAATCATTTTTAGGTTGTGCCTGGCTTATTCTAAGTTGTTATATTTATCCAGGCTCAAGATGGTTACTCGGACGTGCAGTGCTTAAACAACTTAAACAATCAACCTTACTTACTTTTTTTGATGTATGCAAGAAAATGAATTTAAGAAAGGAAAAGGACTATACATACAACGAACAATCAGGTATAATTCGCTTTATAAACACTGACAGCGAGATTTATTTAAAGGACCTGGCATATTATCCATCAGACCCTGATTACGACTCTCTCGGGTCAACAGAGTACACTGGAGGGTTTATAGATGAGGCAGCTCAGATAAGAGAAAAGTGTAAAAATGTAGTTCGTTCTCGTTTACGTTACAAGATTGATGAGTTTGGTATTATTGGCAAATTATTAATGACGTGTAATCCATCTAAGAACTTTTTATATTCAGAATTTTATAAGCCCTCAAAAAATGGCACACTTCAAAAAGGAAAGAAGTTTATTATTGCTAAAGTTGAAGACAATCCTTTTCTTCCAGAATCATATATAGAAACACTTAAAACACTTGACAAGATAAGTCAGGAGCGTCTGTTAAAAGGTAATTGGGAGTATGATGATGACCCAGCATCACTCGTTGAATTTGATGCTATTACTGATTTATTTACAAATGTTGCTGATTCACCAGACCCATTAGCAAAAGGAAAAGATAATAAACCTATTCCTGATACAAGACAACGTTATATTGTTTGTGATGTTGCGCGCTTCGGAAGTGATAGAACTGTTATAACAGTATGGAAAGGCTGGGAATGTGTTGCGGTGTATACATATACTCAGACATCAACAAAAACCACTGCAGGTTTGCTTAGGGAGAAGGCTAGAGAATATAATGTTTCGTCATCACACATACTTGTTGACGAAGATGGAATTGGCGGGGGCGTCAAAGACCAAATGCCTGGAATTAAGGGATTCATTGCTAACACTAAAGCATACAAAGGTGAGAATTATACAAGTCTTAAAGCGCAATGCACGTATCTTGTGGCAAAAAAAATTAATGCAAGAGAAGTTGCAGTTCGAATAGAAGATACTGATATGAAAGAAAGTCTTGTAGAA